GAACCACTGGAACTGGTAGTGCGCGGCGAGCGACTTCTTCGCCTTCGTCGCCTCCGTGAAGGTCAGGCCGCCCTTGACCAGGTCGATCGACTCGCCGGCGCCGGTGTTCGGGAAGGCTCGGTAGGCCGCCCGGTCCACGCTTACCTGGACGCTGGACGCGACGGTGCCGATCTCGAGCAGGTAGAGGGTGGCGGCCCCCTCGCGGATGAAGCCGCGGTTCTTGCGCGACGTGCCGACGTTCTCGGCGATGACCTGGTGGTCGGCCGGGTCGTCGTTCAGGTAGCTGCGGAGCTTGGCGCGCTCCGCGGCCAGCGTCGTCGCCACGCGCTAGGACTTTCCGATAGCGTAGACCGTCGGCCCGCCGGCACCGGTCGCGATGAGCCGGAGCAGCCGGTGCTTGCCGATGAACGAGAACGGCGTGGTGGCCGGCAGTGCGAACCCAGCGTCCGGGTTGGCCACGAGAACCGCGCCGCGGTCGTCGAACCGCGCGTACGCGATCCCCGCCCCTCCGAGCGCCACGAGGTCGACCGCGCACACCTGCCGCGGCCCGGTCTTCTCGCCGCCGCCGGCGGTTGAGGTCGCCCCGGCGTATGCCAGGCGCAGGGTCAGCGCCGTGTCGCTCGTGATCGTGAGGACCTGGGCGAACTCCGTGGCGACGCGCCCGTCGGCCTTGATCCAGTCCCCAGGCGCGAGCTCCGTCGAGAACTTCGTCCCCGCACCGGTCACGGCAGCGCTGGCGTTCGTGAAGGTCACAGCACCCGTGAGCTTCGTCGGCATCGCCATGCTCGGACCGTACGAGACGACCGTCTCCGTCGCGATCGTGGCGATGCCGGCGTGGAGAATCTCGCTGTAGTAGAGCTTGACCTCGTCGACCATCATGCGGCGGCCTCCTGTACCAGCGGTCGGCACAGGCCAACCGGCCGCGGCTCACGGGTGGCGAACTCCGGCCCCCAGGACGCCTCGAGAACCTCCCTTAGCGCCACGATGCGGGCCGCGGGGTTGGTCTCGTCGCGCACCTCGACGAGCGAGTAGCCGGGGGGCACCTCGACGTAGATGTGGTCGTGCGCCTCGGCCTGGGCCCGTCGGAAGGCGACCTCGTCGGCCGAGGTGTTCCCGGTTAGCAGGTCGATAACGACCCGCAGGTGCGGCGAATAGCGGAACACGGACCGGTCGACGCCGCGGTAGCGGAAGAACGGGACGACCGCGTTGCTGAGGCTGATGCCGATGGCCAGCACGTCGTTGATGAGGTCGTTTCTGGGCATCTTCCGGCGGCGGTCCCGCGCCAGGTCGTCGGCCATGCGCCGATCGAGATCGACGAGGCCGGTTGACGGGGCGCCGGAGACGGTGGCCGCTGGCGCTTGCACAGCGGGAGCTGCGGGTGCGATGTTCTGCAGCGCCACGCTCCCCGTCGGCTCGGGCGGAAGGGACCCGCCCGCGTTCGCCTCAGGTGCGGGGCCAGCGGGAGCGCTGGACTCGTTCGCCAGGTACTGGCGCGCGGCTTCGTCGTCCGGGTTCGGTGGTGAGCCCGCGTTCGCCTCCGGTGCGGCGTGAGGCTTCGTACGGGCCTGCGCTGCGCTCTTGCCCCTGCGGGCCTTTCGTCTCGCCATGACCCCCTCCGTGTATGCGGGGGGGAGGAGAATGGGCTCCTCCCCCCACGGTCGTTGCTTCCTGCCTCCGGCTAGAAGGCGCCGGCGACTCCCGCGTCCCCGTCCACGGTCTTCTGACCGGGGTTGCCGAGCACCCAGTGCCGGTTGCCGATGCGCCCGCCCTCGCCACGCATGCGCGCGGCGTAGCGGGTGATGCCGTTCGTGAAGCTGAGGCCGGAGTTCGGGACCTCCTGGACGATCTCGAGCGGCTTCCGCTCCTGCCAGATCAGGTCGTAGCCCTTCGCGCCCGTGGCCCACGCCCAGTCCGGCAGGTACTTCTCGACCACCGGCTGCAGCCCGGTCGCGAACGGATTCGCGGCGTAGGCAGCACCGACTGCGCCACCCGGCGTGGCCGATGCCGTGGTCCCGCTCACGCCCGGAACCTGCGCGAGCCAGGGGCTCAGGCGGGCACCCGAGAGGTCACGGCCGGTCAGGACGATCGCGTTCTCCTCGTCCATCGCGGAGACGAGCAGGACGTCCATGCTGGCCGTGATCTTCACGCCCAGCGGATCGATCGCCGAGCGGAAGGTCGCGCGCGCCTGCTTCAGCCACTGGCCATCCAGGACCTTGTAGGTCTGCAGCCGGTTGCCGAGCGTGCCGCCGTACAGCAGCTTCGACCACGGCCCGCGCATCGTGCCGCCGGTGTCCGGGCTCTGGAACGTGTCGGCCCCGACCGTCAGCTTGCCCAGCGACGCGGCGATACCGATGAACTTCGCCGCCATGTAGAAGTTGACGGTCGTGATCCCGGCCTGCCCCAGCTTCTGGGCGCGGGCCTTGAACTGACCGGTCTGGTCGTCGTCGACCAGCGCGTCCTCGAAGCCCTCGATCGCAGCGAACTGCTTGTTCGTCAGGATGACCTGGTCCCCGACGATGGCGCTCTCGAGCGCGGCCTGGCCGTAGCCGACCTGGCTCAGCGGCTCGGACCCGTAGAGCGGCGCGTACACCTCCTGGTAGTGCTGGGAGGCGTTCGAGCCGGCGTACGAATCCCAGCTCTTCGGCTGCTGGTTGTAGTAGTCCAGCGCGATCGTCTGGACGCCTGCGCGCAGCAACTGCCCGAAGGAGCTGGCCGCGTGCGCCTCACGAAGCGTTCCGTCCATCTGCATCGTGAAGAGCGCCTCGCGCAGCCCGCTGAGCGAGAACTTGTTCGAGAGCCAGTCGATGCTCTCGTGGATCTTGCGGAGCTGAGGCGGCAGCACCTCGGCCTCCGAGTAGTGCTTCCCGCGGATTCGGATCATCGTCGGGCCTCCTGATGCCCAGAAAGGACTGCGGACTTCGCCTCGCTAGGCGATGGCGTCCGGCCAGGGCGGCGTGATGCGGACCGTGACCGAAACCCCGGCCCCACCGGCGACGCCGTTCAACTGCTGATCGGGGGGAAGCTCGATGACGCCGATCTTCGTGAGCCCCGTGGAGGTCTTCTGCACCGTCTGCGCGTCGGCGCCGCGATACACCACATCGCCCGCCAGATAGGTGTCCCCGCCCGTGGTCTTGAAGCTGAACACCCCGCGGTGGTAGATGCCGACTTCGGTCAGCTTGTCGATCACCGTCGTGGACGAGCCCCCGGAGACGGACTCGTCATCCGAGGAGACGCCGGCGAAGAGGATTCCCGTCCCCGTCGGCATCGTGATCGCCTTCTTGTTCGTGCCGTCCCAGGCGACCATGTCGCCCTGGACGATCCCCGACGCACCGTCGACGCGAAGCTTGAACGGCAGCTTCAGGTTCGTCGGCCCCAGGTACCGATGCCTTCCAGCCATGAGTGCCTCCTGGACTCACGGCCCGAAAAGCAAAGGGCCGTGACGACGTTGACGGCCGCCGTCACGGCCCCTCTTTACGCCCGGTGGATCAGACCGAGCGCGTCTCGCGTTCTGAGCAGTCGCGCAGCTACGCGGCCGCCTTCTTCGGTTCCTTCAGCGGGACGCCGCACTCGACGAGAACGCTGAGCGCCGGATCGCCACCGGCCGCCGGCGTCTGCCGCGGTGCACCGCTCTCGACGATGGGCTGGTACTGCCCCGGCTCCTGCCGGCCGAGCACCATCGCGACCATCGCCTTCTTCTCCTCGATCAGGTCGTCCATCGACGCCTTGTTCTCTTCCAGCGTCGCGCCGAACTTGCAGACGTCCGTGAGCCGCTTCACCGACAGCAGACCCTTCGGGAGCGCGGCCTCGGTCAGCTTCTCCGTGGCCAGGTCGCGCATCTTGCCGACCCAGATCTGCTCCTTGAGCGTCGCGTTCTCCTTGAGGAGGTTCACCTTCTCCTGCAGCACGCGGTTGAACCGGGTGTCCGCGGCGCCGCGCGCCGGGCGCGCCGACTCCTGGGGAGGCTTCGCCTCCTTCGGCTTCAGCTCGCAGCCGGCATCGTCTTCCTCGGTCTCCATCGCTCCCTCCATGCCAGCCTCGGGCAGCATGCCGTCGCCAGCCGGCTCGTCTGCGGCGTCGCCACCGCCCTTCGCGGCGAGCTTGCCGAGGCTCGTCTGCAGGACGCTGAGCGCGGTCTCGTCGTCGAGCGTCCCGTTGTCGCACAGCTTGCCGACCTGCTTGGTCAACTCCTGGTGCCCCGCCAGGTCCAGCTCCTTCAGCTTCGCCGGGTCGAGCTTCGCCTTGATCTCCTGGAGGAGCCCGAACCGCTTCTTCAGCGCCTCGAACGCCTCGAGCAACACGTTCTTCTTCGCCATGGCCACGTCCCTCCGGTCCCCGAACTGCCGAGCAGTTCGCAGGGACTCACCGAGATGCAGGAATCGACCGCCGCGCCCGGCCCGCGTCACGATGTCGCAGGAGCTGGCGTGGGTGATTTCGTCCACGTAGTTCACGTCCTCCCCGTGGACCTTCGCGGGGTGGGAGGTGCCGTCGGCGTTGATGCTCACGCCGAGGTAGTCCCGCTGGACGCCGAGGTCCTCGCGGAACCGGATCGCGTCCTTGGCCTTGGCGAACGCCTCGCGGCCGGTCGCCGAGGAATCGAAGTTGAGCCAGCCGGCGATGGCGGCGACGCGCTCGCTACCGTCCGGCGGTTCGACGCGCACCTTCTCGAGGCCCGTCCACACGCCGCATAGCTTCAGGACGTCGCCCTCTGGGCGGTCGCGCTCTTCCGATTCGGAGAGGTGGTTGATGAACGACTGCGCGCCCTCGAGGACCTGGACGCCGGAGTCGATCGCCTCGGGGCCGTAGTAGTTCCGGTCGCGGAGGTTGCCGAGCCCCTCGGTGAGGAGGACCGTGTAGATCCGCCGGTTCGCCTCGTCGACGCGCGCCTCGCGGAAGGGGCGGAACCCCTCACGGAGGGAGCGGGCCTCAGTCGCGGCGGTCAGCTTGCGGGTGGCGGGGGTCGGTGTCGGGGCGGGCTTCGTCTCATCTGGTTCGTCGGCATCAGTGGGCGCCGGCTTTGCCTCGGGCCGGAGCAGCGCGCCGAAGGAGCTCGCGGAGACGGCCTCGGTCGCATCGCCGTTGCCGTTCGCCGCCGCGACCTTGTCGAGGAGGCCCAATGCCTCAGTGGCCTCGTGGCCCTGGTTGTGCATGAACCAGGAAAGCGCGAATGGGTTGTCGATCTCGGGGTGCTTCTTCATCCCCTTGACCGTGTCCTCCCAGCCGGGCGGAGCGACCTCGCCGGCGGCGCACTTCTCCGCGCGCGCCGTGGTCTGCGGCCACTTCTGCTTGAGCGTTTCCCAGCCTGGAATCACACGCTGCCCCAGAAATGCGAAAGGCCCCGCCCCGGGAAGTCATCCCAGGACGGGGCCATTTCTTTCTCAGCGCCCCCCGACGGGCGCCATTCGTCATCTCGACGTCACGCTAACTTATGCGTTTCCCTCGCGCAAGCGCGTGTGTCGCGGCAGGCGTCCGTCGAGGTCCTTCGAGCGCTCCTCCTCGACCCGGACGATCTGCCCGTCGCGGATCAAGGTGTGGACCTTCGCAAAGCCGCCGAGACGCCGGTTGCGGCGGGTTGCCTCGATGATCTCGATCTCCTCGATGGAGAGGGTGTAGGGGGTGCCCTGCTGTGGCTCGCTCACGTTCCCGCTCCCGTCGCCGGCGCCGCCCAGGGCACGTCCGTGACCGCATGGCGAAGCTGCCGCCGTTGCTTGTCCCACAGCGTCACCTTCAGCGTGCCGTCCGACAGCTCGTCGACACCGAAGTCGATCTGTCCCACGGAGATCCCCTTGGCCCGCGCGAACACGACGAGCGTGCGCAGCAGCTCGGCCATCGGCCCGCGCAGCCGCGGTGCCTTCGCGAGCGCCTGCACCCGCGCGTCCGATCCCTCCAGATTCACCGCCGGCGGACGGTCGATGATGACGCTCCACTCCGGGCGGATGATGATCGACCCCTCCGGGACCCAGCCGATCGACAATCCGGCACGCAAGGGGTCCTGGCTGAGGCGCGCCCCCTGGCGATCGACGCAGACGAGGATCAGGGAGACGAGCTGTTGCAGGTTGCGGTTGTAGTTGAAGGCGTCGAAGATCGCGCGGCCCTCGGCCTCGATCTCCTCCTGGAACTCGCGGCACTCGGACCACTTGACGGTGCGGCCGGGACGCGCGGGCGGCGCGCCGCTGCCGAGGTTCTCGGGTTGGATGATGGCGGTCACTGGATCGCTCCTCCTGCATGGTCCTTCATCACGTGCGCACACGCAGGCCAGCTGCGCCCGTAGTCGCTGTCGAGCCGCTGCGCTCCCACGTAATGGTTCGGTCGTAGACCGACGACGCGTGCCTTTTCCAGCGCGCTGAAGACGCCGATCACCTGCACGTCAATGCAGATCCACTGTTTCGCCTCGGGCCACCGAGGATCGGGAATGAACCGGTCCGGGTCAGCCCTCACGACGACGTAGACGATTCGTCCCTTCCGTCTCAGCTTCCACCTGAGGTTCAGGTACCACACGATCGCCTTGCGCCGCAGGACATCCAGGCGCTCACCGAGCGGCATCACTGGATCACCTGCGACACCACGGCCAGCGCCGCGGGGTTGACCACGGACACCGGGCCGATCGGCAGACGCGCCTCCTCACCGAGGGGCGAGCACATCGGCTGCTTGAGATTCGCCCCCGCCGGCAGGCCCAGGAACACGAACGGCTCGCCGCACTGCGCGCAGGCGACCTTCACGTCCGCCATGTAGCCGACGATGGGGCCGCCATCGCCATTCGTGATCCGGTGGACGTTGACGAGTGCGTTGAAGCGCTCGTGGGCGCACGCGGGAACGGGCTCGACGGGGGCCGTGGCTGCGGGCTCGCCCGTCATGTCCGCGCCTTCCCGTCGAGCGCTTCAAGCAGCGAGAGGAGCTGCGGCTGCTCGAACCGCAGCGTGACGACGTTTCCCCCGCCCCCCGCCGCGGCCGCCATGATCAGGTCCTGGAGGAGGATCTCGATCATCTCGCCGATCTGGTGGTGCGCCAGATGGATCCGCGCCTCCGCTTCGTCGGTGTTCGACGGGAACACGTCCACGAGGACCGCGAGGACCTTCGCGGAGATCGCCTCGATGCGCTCCTGGTAGGGGTCGGGAGGGGCCAGCCCAACGACTCCGGATCCGCCCTGCGGCGGCTCAGGATTGAGCGGCGCGGCCGCCGGGTCCGGGTGGTAGACCAGGCAGTTCCGATCCGTGCACCACGTCTGCGAGCCGTACATGCGGATCAGTACTTCCCGCCCAGTGCAATCGCCGCGTTCGAGGTCATCGTCGCCTCGCGCAGCTTCCGGATCGCCGTCGTCTGGTCGGGTCCCGGTGGCGTGTTCTCCAGGATGGTCTGCGCCATCACCTTGGCCATCCCGCGGATCGCCTCGTACTTCGGAAGCTGCTCATCGGTCGGGCTGTGGTAGGTGAAGATGTCGCACACGTCGTCGTAGGTCAGTCCGCGCCGTTGCTGCGGCGTTGCGGGTGCCTTCTCGTCCATACAGTCCTCCTCACGCGGCTCGTCGCGTCTCCCCTACTGGAACGCCCCTGGAACGGCCGGCGTGTAGTGCGGCGACCGCCCTGTGTCGATGTTCGGATGCTCGAAGTTCATCAGCTCGCGGTGCTGCTCCCACGTATCGGACCACCGCTCGTAGGTCGGCAGGTCCACGATCTCGGTCTTCCCTGTCTCCGGGTTGCGGATCGCGCGCAGACCGATGTCGTCCTCGTCCGCCTTCATGGATGGGTCGATCAGCTCCGCCCACGACTTCAGGCGTGGCAGGGGCGTGCAGCGGCATCGGGGATGAGCCGGCGGGCCAAGCACGCGGCGGCCGTCCGGGAGCAGGAACATGTGGTCGCTGCCGGCGAGTCGATAGCGATCGTCCGACTGGATTGCCTGGCAGAATTCGCACATGGAATCGTCGTCCGTGACGACCCACTCCTTCGGGTGCTCGGCGTCGATCAGGTCGCGGTTCTCGTCGATCACCTGCTGCTTGCCGAGCGTGGAGGCCCGGATGATCTCGCTGCGGGCGATGGTGATGGAGCGCGCGTATTCGCCCTGGAAGACCTTCATCACCCGCTTCGTCGCCTCGGGGATCCCTTCGCCCTGGATCATGCTCTGGACGAGTTCCCCCTGGACGCGCTGGGCCATCTCGTTCGTGACCTGCCCCCAACGCTGTGAGAAGCGCGCACCCTCGAACGGTTGGTCAAGGATGGCGCGTACCTGAGGCTCCGGGATGGAGGCGAACGAGATCCCGATGTCGGGCGGCGTCGCGATGTCGAGCTGGTAGGCCGAGAATCCCGAGGCGTAGCGGTACGCCTGCGCCAGGTCGTCCTCCAGGTCCCGGAACGTGCGGAACCCCAGGTCGCCGATGCGCAGCCGCGCCTCTCCGAAGATGCGCGCCAGGTCCCCGTAGCGGATGGCGTCGGAGTAGTTCCACTGGCCCTTGGGGTACTTCGCCATGATGGCCCGGAGCGTGCGGCGGATCTCCCGGCCGGACCGGCGGTACGCTTTCAGTAACCGGTTCTGCGACGCGGCGTCGAGGGCGGACAGCCGTTCGCGGGCGAGCTGCTCGGCGTGGGCGATGGCGTCCACCTGACGGGACTGCCGGCGGGTCTTCCTGGTGAACGTCGGCAGGGTCCGCTCGAGGAGCGCGACGCGCTCGGCCAGGCCGTCGAGCTGGTAGGCGGCGAGGGTCATCGGAGGCCGCTCTGCTCTTTCTCGAAATCGTAGAGGCCGCTGCCGTGCCGGTACTCGTTCATCATCACGCGGAGCGCCCGAGAGAACGCGAACCCCGTCACCCGCACGTCGAAGTCTCCGATCCCCATTGTCTCGGGCCTCGGCAGCACGTTCCGGGTGGCGTCGCTGCCGATGGCATCCGGGCTCAGGTCCACGCGGTCGCACCCCGAGACGTACTGCGCGATCCTCGACGCGGCCATCGTCGAGATCGTCACCTCCGGGTTTGCCATCGAATCGTAGAGGCACCGCACGTCCGTGATGGCGAAATCGATAGCGATGCTCACCGTGAGAACCGCGCCATCCTTCGACGTCACCGAGTAGCCCGTGTCCACGATCGTCCGCTTGCGGATGCTCTGGACGTAGACGCGGTCGAGGAAGGGAATGCGGAAGTGCGGCCCCGGCTCCAGGACCTTGGCGACTCGGCCGAGCCGGATGAGCAGCCCGCGCTCCCAGGGCGCGACGACGACCCACCACTGGAAGGGTTTCCCGAACGCTTGCAGGATCGTCGTGAGCCAGTTCACGTCTGCTCCTGGTAGATCCTGATCATCGTGCCGCCCGGAATCTGGATCACCCTACCGGTGCGCATGAACAGGACGCGATCGGTCTGTGGCAAGTCTTGGCACGGTTCGAGCATCGTCTCGATCGGCGGTGGCGGCAACAGCTTGACGATCTCGGGCGTCAGCTCCTGGACCACGATCATCTCGGTCGCTGCTTTGCGATTGATCATCATGGCGAACCGGTTGGTGCTCACGGCTGCGCCTTCGGGATGCAGTCCGCCATCGCTTCCAGGAGTCCCTCAGCGTGGATGCAATCGTCGCCGGAGTGGTCGTACGACCGCGCCAGCACAGCGCGAGCCATCCCCTCCAGAGCCTTCATCCGCGCGTCTGTCTCGCGGTGGTTCAGGTCCGCATCGAACTGCGGGTGGTGTTTCGCGTAGGGCCGATCGAGGAACGTCAGGATCTCCGCTCGCCGCGTCACGCCGTCCCCATCCGATCCCGGTAGCCCCGCGCGTTCGCGTCGCTCCCCGCCTGCGGCGCCGGCTCCCCCGGCGTCTCCGTGTGGTCCCCCACCAGGTCATCCTCGAGCCCGAGCTGCGGCGGACCGATCCCCGCCGCGACCTCCTCCTGGATCGCCGCCATCTCCTCCTGGAAGTCGTAGGTGGTCACCTCGAGCTCGGCCGCGATCATGTTGGACGACCGCTCGTGGGAGAAGTGCCGGCCGGCCTCGGCGGTCTGGATGTCCTTGATCTTCTCGGTCCGATTCGACGTCTTGACCTCGGGAAAGATGAACTCGATCCCGGTGTCGAGCGGCACCTTGCGCGCGAGACCCCCGCCCGTGAGCACCTGCCCGAGGACCGTCACCAGCTCGCCGAACTTCTGGTCGCGCACCAGGCGGATCAGCGCGCGGACGGTGACCTTCTCGACCTCGGTGTCGGGGAGAAGCCTGAGCCGCTTCCACTCCGGCAGGACGCGGTCCTTCATCCGCTGGAGGATGATCTCGCACAGCCTTTGCCGGCTGCCGAAGTGCTGGGTGGCGGGCTCCGCCGCCGTCAGCGTGTTTGCCCGCGTCGCCTCCGTCCCGGTGAACGACAGCCACGGCGGCGGCATGCTGGCGCCGACCGCGATCACGCCGAGGATCTGCCCGCCGATGTCCCGCGAGCCGGACCCGAGATCCCCGTGCATCAGCGACGACGGTTTCACCTCGACCGCGCGGTTGTGGATCCAGTTCGACCCGGGGGGCGGCGGCTGGTTGAACTGCGGGTCGCTCGCCGCGGCCTGCACGTCGGCATCGGACCCATCGAGGATGATCTCGCGGCAGTGCGACGCTTCTTCCTGGGCGCGGACCACGACCGCGTTGTAGTAATCCTTCACCCGCTTGAGCCAGGTCAGCAGCGAGTAGAGGTCCGAGCGCCCGCGCTTCTCGCCGGATGAAATGTTCACCCTCAGGTGTTCCATCTCGGCGGCCGGGATCTGCCGCACCACGTAGCGCGAGGAGTCGATCCCCGTGCGCGTGTTCGTCTGGAACGCGGACGAGAATTGCTGGTGGTAGTAGTAGACCTCCTCGATGTCCTCGGGGTTGGTGACGACCTCCCAGATCGACGAGCTGTCCAGCTCGCGCACGACCATCCCGCCGGGCCCGCCGGGGAAGCAGCGGACGAACAGCTCCCCCTGCCACGAAAGATCCCGCATCCAGGTCCGCAGGCGCTCGTCCATCCGGTTCGCCTTCCAGAACTGGTCCCACAGCTCCTGTACGCGCGGGTGGTTCGCCTTCGCGCGTACGCCGCGGCCGAGGACGAAGTTCGTCGTCAGCTCGACGATCTGCTTCGCGATCGGGTTGTGGTTGATGGCCTCGAAGGCGCGCGCGTGGGCGAGGAGCATGTCGTAGAGGTAGAGCTGCTTCGACCCGGGCCCGCCGGCGAGCGGGATGAACTCGTCGTTCGGGCCTAGCAGACTCATGTCGCTCGAGGACAGCGCCCCGGTCTCGAAGCTCAGGAACGGGTCGGCGAAGTATCCGCCCTCCCGCAGCCGCGCGGTGCCCTCCTGGAGAGTCATCCGGCCCGACTCCATGAGGCGCATGGCGACCAGCCCGCGGGCGGCAGCGATCCATGGCTCAAGGGTCGGGTCGGATGCCGCCTCGCGGACGGAGTGGGCGCATACCGCCTTCGTGGCCTCGCTCAGGTTCTTCAGCTCGCTGAAGCTGCGGACCGCGATGCGCTGGAACGAGAGCGAGGCTTCGCGGATCTTTCCAGGGTCCTCGGCGCTGGCGGACGGAGCGGCGATCATCAGGCGCGCGTCGAGGCTGTTCTCGACCGTCCGCTTCTCCCCGTCCGCCCACCGGGGGATCACGAACGCCTCCCGGCGAGACTCGAAGACCTCCTTCGACTCCTTGTCGAAGTCCTTCTCGGGGTCGTACGCCGGCGGCGTGGTGAAGAACAGCAGCGGCCGGCCGGACTTTCCCCCGCCAGGCTGTGCCGCCTGCCCCCCCTCGTTCACGATTGCGAGAGTCGCGCCGCCGGCTTCGGCCATCGGTTACTTCCCGCTCCCGGTCGCCTTCGTCGCGTCCTTCTCCTGCGCGGCGACGATCTTCTCGCCCGCCTTGTCGGCGGCAGCCTCGTCGCGGGCCTTCTGGCCGGACGGCGCCGCACTCTTCGTCGTCTTCACCTCAGCGGCCGCCGGGCCCGCGTCCGACGTGTACACGCGGTGGCCGCTCTGCGGGCAGTCGTACCCGAGGTTGTGCGAGATCGCCGTCCCCATCGTCCCCTCCCAGCCACACTTCGCGTCCGGGCATTTCAGCGCAAGCTGCGTCATCGCACGTTCCTCCTCAGCCGCGGGCTCAGCCGCGGTCGGCAAGGGGCCCGCGCGAACGGTTTACCGCCAGCACGCGCGAGGCGGGCTTCTGCGGCTCGTTCATCCAGGCCATGAAGTCGTAGGTGTAGGCGAAATCGAAGTGGTTCTCGGCGAACTTCACGTAGACGTAGCGC